GCGGCTGATGCATTAACCACAGGAGCAGATAATGTAGCAATCGGCAGAATTGCACTTGGCACATCAGTTGCTGGCATGAATGATAACATTGCTATTGGAGCCAATTCCATGGGGAATGCTAATAATTCTTCATCTGTTGGGAATATATCAATCGGTACAAATGCCCTTGATGCTATTGGAACTAATGCTCATACAGGAACTATTGCAATTGGGCATCAAGCTCTCACCGCCCTCACAAGTGGTGCTGGGAATGTGGCGGTGGGATATCAAGCCGCAGATGGGATTCTCACTGGTGCGCAGAATACCGCTATTGGTTATCAGGCACTTACTGCCGCTAATGGTTCAGAGTCAAAAAATACAGCAGTTGGTAATTTAGCTTTAACTTCCTTCGATGCGGATGGTGATAATAATAATACAGCTATAGGATATGGTGCTGGTGCATCCTTATCAACTGGAGAAGATAATACAATTGTAGGTTCAGGTGCATTAATAGGTTTGCAAACTGGTGCAGGAAATATCGCTATTGGGTCTGGAGCTTTTGATGCCGCCGCTCTTGATGAATCTAACAATGTTGCCATTGGGTATGATGCAATGGGTGCTTGCGACCAAGGTTCTCATGTAAGTGCTGATATCGATAGGAATGTTTGTGTTGGTAGAAATGCTGGTTTTGGCGGTGATTTTGGTTCATCAGACTTAAACTTTATAGATAATGTTGCTGTTGGAGATGGAGCTATGGATGCAACTGGTGCTTACCAAGCCTATGATAATACTGCTGTTGGTGCAAATGCAATGGGTGGAAGTTGGGTGGCTACAGCTTACTATAATACAGCCATTGGTTCTTCTGCTTTAGTTGGAGCATTAAATACAGCGACTGAGAACGTAGCAGTCGGAGCCAATGCGGGAACTTCAATTACTACTGGCGACCAGAACACGATTATTGGGACATCGGTGGCAACATCAGGCTCTGCTTCACAGAATCAAAGCGTAATAGGATATGGAGCAACAGGCGTAGCAGACAACTCAGTAACACTTGGAAACGCATCTGTCACCGATGTTTATATGGCACAGGATAGTGGAGCGTATGTTCATTCTCAAAATGTACCTAACCATGTAGCGAATACAATGTCTGCTCCTTATTACAGGTTTGATGGGAGTAATGATGATATAGAAATTGCGGATTCAGCACACTTGAGTTTTGGCGGAACTACTTATGATACTCCATTTTCTATATCAGCATGGATTAATATGGAAGATGCTACAAATTTTCGCATAGTATCTAAAGGTACATATAATAGTGATATGGAGTATCTGTTCACGGGCAATGGCAGTGATAAATTAGCTTTAGAAATATATGATGAATCTGTGGCAGATACCTATGAAGTAGCGGCTACAACGGCAGCATTAACTGATTACGAAGGTAAATGGATTCATGTTTGTGGAACTTATAATGGTGTAGGTGGCACAAGTGCAAATGCTGGAATTACGCTTTATATAAATGGAGTTTCGCAAGCACTAACTTTAGCTGGTAATGGTACTTATGTAGCAATGGAGAATCTTACTGATGAAGTAAGAATTGGTAATTATGCAGATACTCAGTACGCACAAGGTTCTATTGCTGGAATACAAATTTTCAACCTTGAATTATCAGCCGCCGAAGTAAAAGAACTCTACTCTGGTGCATCAGTACCTTTTAAATATAAAGGGGCGAATCAGACGGATAATTTTGGAGGATATAATCTTTCTTCTGGATGGGCAACAAGCAATGCTACTATAGATAGTTCTACTCAATTTACTGTTGATAGTACAGGCGGTTATATAAGAGCAGCCACAAGTACAACTGCTGGCAAAAGGCATATGATTCATATTATAGGTACACAGCAAAGTGGTCAATCTTTTGCAGTATTAGACTATGATGGTAACGATGATTTAGTTACTTATGGTGATAGTACAAGTAGTACCATAACGGGTACATCTTTTGATGAGAGGTTTGAGTGGACAGGACAAAGTAATGGATATCAGTTCAAAGGCATTGCTGGCACAGGGCAAATACAAATTACAACTTTAAAAACTACCTTAATCGGTGCAGTCGCAGAATACGATGGGTCTGGAATAGCAAGTGATAAATGGTTTGACAAGTCAGGTAATGATTTACACGGTACTGTTTCAGGTGCTACCGTAGAAAATGCACCCGCTGGTGATGATGGATTGATTTATGAGGAAGGCACGTGGACACCGGGATTTGAAGGTGCGGTTGCTAACCCAACATCTGTAGTGTGGTCTGAACAAACTGGTAATTATGTCAGAATTGGCAGACTGGTTACGGCTTCTTTTTATTGGCGACCACAAAGTTGGACAGGTGGAAGTGGGAATTTAAAGATTACTGGTCTCCCTTTTACTATTGACGGTGCTGTAGTCTCTGGTAATGCAATGACGAATAATTTAGATTATCCGACTGGTACTACTATAGCTTTTAATTTTGGTGATGGTAATGCATTTTTCTACGTACATATGTCAGGAGACGATATCGCTTGGGACCCAGTAGAAGTTAGTAATGTGGCGGCATATGATATTATTCAAGGGACAATAACATATTATGCGTAATAATTCAATACTGTATGGATATATAGTTGGAAATGAATAAACAAAGGAGTCAAAAATGGCTTTAGAAAAAGTGGTCGAAGTTGACCAAATAGAAGTAAAAGGCGAATACTCAATACAAGTTCGCCAAGCAACAAAGGTACTGGATGATGGTGTTCAGATTGGTGGTGTATCATATCATCGTCATGTAGTACAACCAGACAGTGATTGGTCAGGTGAAGATGCAAAAGTAAAGAAGATTGCAGATTCATTGTTTGATGCTGATTGCAAAGAAGCATGGTTCGTATCACAGAATGGCTACCCAAGCGGTGACCCATCTAATTCATGGTCAAAGGCAGAGATACAGAAGTATCTTTCAGTTCGTGGCGTTGATTGGGACGAAGGCAATACCAAAGAACAATTATTAAGCAAAGTTCCAAAAGAGTAAATAACAACAAACAGGAGAATAGCAACATGGCTAAAAAAGAAAAAGACCAGCCGATGTTAAACTTTGAAGGCAATGAATATGTCATAGAAGAGATGTCGGATGAATCAAAACAGATTCTTAATCATATTAATGATATGCAGAATAAGCTGAATACAAATGCTTTTGTAAAAGAGCAATTGGATGTAGGTAAAGAAGCATTCATTAATTTGCTCCGAGAATCTCTAAAAGAACCTGAAGCCGAAGAAGAAGCTGAATTGGTGGAAGCTGAGGCATAAATGATAATCCGTAGGTGTAGTCAAGGTCATCGTATCAGACTCCATAAAAATACCACACCCGGGGTCACCCGAACCAAGACATACAAGGATGGAACTGTCGAAACCTTGACTTACCCTACGTCAGGATATGATTATTTTGTAGAAGTAGATGGCTCTGTAGTAAGACGCTCAGATAGCTTTAAGAATATAGAAGAATACTATGTTGATGAATGTGCTAAGAAACATGAGAATGGACATGGTAGGGTTCTAATTGGAAAACATCATCTTATTAATGGAATAGCTACACTACAAGCAGAATATCCTACTGATACAAATACTAAAGACCAAATAAAAGATTTTTATGATACCCGTGGAATATCCTATAGTAGTAGTGAAACAAAAACAGAGCTTCTATCTAGGATAGTTCCTATGTATCAAAACAATGTAGTAGTATCGAAACATTTAAGTAAAGGATAAGGTATGATTAAGCCAATCACTAATTTTGTTAGATGGCAACTTACTACTGGTCAACTAGATCATTGGACATCTTATCACTTAGCTGCTGGGGCATTTATATGTAAAGTAGCTTTATGGCTTGGAGCTAGTGATTTCTGGGCTGTCATGTCTGTATTTATAATAGGCGTACTATGGGAAGTGGCTGAATACTTCATAGAAGGTACTGAAGAGGTATATGGAACTAAGAAGAAATGGGCATATAATACAGCTGCTGATATCTTTGTAGAAACTGCAATAGCAATTTGGATGGTAGTATGAAGCCAAATGAATTTAAAGTATTTGTAGGACTTATGATATTATTGCTGGCTATCTTATGTGTAGTGTCATTATTTACTGGATGTGATTCAGGCTGGTCAATAGCTGGCTGGGAGATTAAGTGAGTGGTAAACCACCTACAGCCAGAAGCTATAGGGGAACTCTCGTGGATGATAACATGGTTTTCTCCTTCAACATTAAATGGTTGGGACAGATTCTGGTTCTGTGTGGGATGTTGGTTTACGGTTTCTGGAATATTATCGCACGTATCGAAGCCCTTGAGGACGGGATGGCTACTTCGACTGCCCAGATCGGTGAACTGGTTGATAGACATATAATAGATGAACAACAAAGATACAAAAAGATGGAAGAAGAATTGCAATGGTATCAAAAAGAATTAAACCTAAACCCATTAAGTTGGCGAAAGAAAAAGAAAAAGTAAGGGCTATGTCTTTTAGTGAGATATTAGCTAAAATAAATCATTATGTAAGTACACATGGTAGCTTGCCAAGGAATTAAATCAAATGAAGGAATTTTTAACACTCTACTCAGAAGCGGGGATGATAGGTGTTGTTGGGGCTATGTTTATGTTTTTAGTTTATTCTATGAGCAAGAGAGCCAGTCAACAGGCTGAAGCACTTGAAGACCTTAAAGTAGAAAATGAAGAACAATCTGTAAGGATTTCCAATATTGAATCTATTGTGCTTAAATTCTTAGATAGATGGAACCGTAGTGATGAAACAAGAGATAGACGACATGAAGATGTTGTTAAAGAGATTAACGATATGTCTGATGTTCTTATGGAAATAAAAGGAAATGTGAGTAGAATAAATGGCAGGCACTAGATTGACAGTAGCAGAATACAGAGCTGAAAACACAGCAAGACTTGTTAAATTAGAGGAGCGTCAGATAAGTATCTTTAAAACACTGCAAAGAGTTGAAAGGAATATCGAAAAGATTAATGGACAAGTACAGGAAAATAAAACTAACTTGGCTAAAGTGGGCACTGTTGGCTCTATTGGTATTCTTGTTGTCCCCGTTGTTGTATCAATAATAATGAAATTACTATGATGCTCTGGATATCCCCCTTACATACATTAATCCTCTCCAATATCTGGGGCATCATTATTAAAATAAAAAGGAGTTAATATGAGCGAATGGGTAAGTTGGACAAACGCCTTCTATATGGGCGGTATTATTATGGCTGGTATTGCTACTCTTGTAGCTGCTAAATATAAGAACATAGTCAAAGAATTTGGTGATGTTCTAAAGAAATTAGAAGACGGCTACAGAGATGGCAAGCTTACAAAGCAAGAGAAAGATGCTGTAATGAAAGAAGTAATTGATGTAGGCAAAGCAGTTCTTAAAGCTAAATGGGGCTTATTCTAAATGCCATACGGCAAAGGAACATATGGGTCTAAAAGAGGTAGACCTCCAAAAAAAGGAAAATCAAATGCCAAAGTTCGGAAAAAGAAGTCAAGAAAGACTAAAAGGCGTAAACGTAAAACTCGTTAATGTACTGAACAAATTAATAAAAATAATGGATGTCACTATTATTGAAGGCGTTCGTTCAGAGAAAAGGCAGGCAGAATTACTTAAAAAAGGTGCTACAAAAGTTAAATATTCAAAGCACATGGAAGGAAAAGCTGTCGACCTTGCTCCTTATCCTGTTGATTGGGAAGACCGTGAAAGATTCCATTATATGGGTGGTATGCTTAGAGGCATAGGACAACAAATGGGTGTCGATATTCGCTGGGGTGGTGACTGGGATTCAGATGGTGAAATTAAAGATAATAATTTTGATGACTTAGTTCATGTGGAGATAAAAGAATGACTATAGTAGTTCCTAAAGTAACATACCAACATGGCTCAACATCATGTAAATATATAGTATTTTTTGATAATACCCACAAGGTTGGAAGAAAGTGCCGAAGCAGACTTATAAAATAACTGCATTTCATGGTGGTATAAATTCAAATTCTGATCCAAGAGATATTAATGAATATGAATCAGTATCTTTATATGATATAAATATAGATAAGGTTGGTAAACTTTCTACAGTTGGGACTATTTCATCTACGGCCACCAGCAATACTCTAACAATTTTACCAAATAGAGGTCTATATGTTTTAGACAGTGATAGAAAATTAGATGGTAGTTCTGCAAATGAAACTATAATATTTAATTATGATACAAACGATACAAATATAGATGCAAAAGATAGCGCAGGTTGGGGTACTGATAAAATTACATTTGGAGGGGCAATTTCACCAGTTTATTATTCAGCTGATGGTGTAGTAAGAGTATCTGATGCTGCTTTTTCACAAGACAGTCAATGGTTTGGATATATAGAAGATCAAAGATTTGCATCTTTAAATGCTGTTGGTCCTTCTGCTGCTTGGGTTAATGTAGATCAATCTTTATCAAAACCAACAGTGGGGAAATGTTTAATATCTACAGCATATGAGGGTACTGAGACAAATGGTATTGATTCTGCAAATGCAGAATATATAGGGACCGCTATAGATGGTGCTGTAGATTTAGGAGTACCTGATGTTGTAGAACCAGCATCAGTTAATTTAAGAGTTGGGATTCAATATAGTGAATTACAACCAGATTTAGCTGCTAATTGGGCTTATGTTCAGGCAACAGGTGTCAATGTAGGAGCATCAACCAATCTTTACAAATATCCTTACCAATTTTTAAAGAATCAAGTAAAAGTTATAACAAGCGGAAATGCATATTACTCTCATATATCAGATAGTGGACTTAATTATACAATAGATGATAGCACAAATTTTGCTATTGCTATATTTATTACAAGTGGGAGAGAATATAATAAACTAGATAAAGTCCATGTAGATTGCGGTACAGGCAGTGGGAATTATACATGGGCAGTAAATAAGAATGATATAGTACCTGATTGTTGGAATTTAATAGTATGTGCTAAAGATACTTATGATTCTATTGCAAGCACTCCTCCAGATTGGGGTGATGATTTTACTGCTTGGGGAATGTTTGTTTATCAAAGTAGTACAGAATCTGGTAATGCTTCACCTACATTTTTTGCTAGTGCTCCTTTAGTCACTGACGCTGCTTTAGATGGTTTCCAACCTGGCGTATATACATTTCATTATACTTGGTTATATGATGCTGAAAGAAAGCAAGAATCTCTTCCTTTTCAGTTTGGAGATATTAGCCCAGAATTAACAGGTACCCATACAGGTGGTGATTCTGATACTGACATGATAGATTCAGCTGCTTCATTTGGACCAAATGATAATTTGATAGGTAGGCTAATACAAAATATAACTGATGGTAGCGAAGGATTTATTGACGATAGCACTAATACCACTGCTGATGCATCTGATTTATTATATGGTAGTGATAATAGTTGGGATACAGCAGATGATGATGCATACAAAATAAATGCTGTAAATGTTAATAAAGTTGTAATTCTGAAAAATCCATGTTTATTTAGATTTGATACTTATATGTGCACTAATAATTTAGCTGGGGATGCGTACTCTCTTGATAAAAGAATAAGCGGGGCTAGATTATATTGGAAAGTTGAAGAGAATGACAATTATTTTTTAATTGGAGAATTAGATTTTATAAACAAAGGTTTTAAATGGACTACTGATGCTGATATTGTGGCTTATGATGCTGTAAATACATCAGATGCCACTGCTCCTATATTAAGTAAAACTTCAATAATAAAAAATATATCACCATCTTCATCTAATAATGTTGATACTTTTAAAAATATTAATGGTTTTTCTACAGAAGTATTATCTATAGATGCTCAGTATAAAACTGCTGTTGTGCAAGGTAGGCGTGCTTATATAGGGAATATAAAACAAAATGGGAAAACTCATCCAGACAGAATATTAAAAAGCCAAGTAAATAGATTTGATACTTTTCCAGAAGGACTGGGTAGTGTTGATGTGGTTATAAGGGATGGTGAAAATATAGTTAAATTAGAAACTTTTGCTGATAGGATATTACAATTTAAAGAAAATAGTTTATACATAATTAATGTATCTGAAAATGTGGATTTTTTAGAAGACACATATAGAAATAAAGGTTGTGCATACCCTTATCATGTAACCAAAACAGATTATGGCATAGCATGGTTTAATATTCATGGTGTTTATTTTTATGATGGTAAACAAGTTTCAAATCTTTTAGAAAGAAATAATATTAGATTAATTAATGAAGAAGATTGGGGAACCTTTATTACTGGTGTTTTTACTGATGCGACTTGTGATTATAATAATGACCCAACAATAGATCACGATGATGATGATGGTAGAATAAAAGCTGATCTTTCTGTTACTGGAACTAATATACCAGCAAGTTCAACGGTTGATTCTGTAGCAAGTGATACTTCATTTGAATTATCTGCAAGTACAGCTGGGGGTGTTCATACTAATAGCACTTTAACATTTACAGATTCTAATATGTATTATTCACATATAGGGTATATACCTAAAAAACGTCAATTATTAATACTTACTGCAAGTCATGAATATCATATATATGATTTTGTATTGCAGTCTTGGTTTAAGGGTAGGATTATAAGATCAAACCAAACTACTATGACTAATTTTGCTCTTGATTCAGACCAAGACTTATTTTTTTTAAGTGGAACTGCTTCTGATATTATGAAATGGGCTCCATCCCCAGCATCAAGTAAAAATTTTGGATTACAAACAAAAGATATTGATTTTGGAGAACCTGGCGTAAGAAAAAAGATTTATAGAGTTTATATTACATATAAATCTGGTGGGACGACTAATGTCCAAGTTAAATACGATACTAATGGGCATACAGATTTTGATTTAACTTTTGCTGATGGCGATAATTTTGCAAGTGATGAACTTGCTTATGATAGTGGTAATGCTAATAAGTGGATTCAAGCAACTTTAAAACCGAGTACATCATCTCAGGCGAATAATATTTATTCTTTTGCTTTGAAATTTACTACAGATGGTACTGTCCCATCAACATTTGAAATTAACGATATAACAATTGTTTATAGAATGAAAAATATACGATAATGGCTTTAACTAGAGAAGAAAGAAAACTGCTTCATCAAAAAGCTAAACAACCAACATTTGGAGCTGGTAAGCCTGATAAGAGTGAGGGGTATGATGGCGATATATCTTTTAGAAAAGTTGAAGGTTCTGGGACTGTAGAGTATGTAAAACAAAATGGAGACTGGATAGCTGTGGCTTCTTCAGGAGAAATGCCTACTGTTAGAATTGTAGGTGGTTCTGGAGGAGGGGGTGGAACTGGTATAACTGTACATGGTTCTTTATCTGGTCTTGGTAGTGATGACCATAAACAATATATATTAGTAGATGGCACAAGAGCATTTACTGGAGCAGTTACAGTTGGTTCTGATGGGGCAGGTCATGATGTAACTTTTCATTCTGGGACAGGAAGCGATTTATTCTTTTGGGATGCTTCTGAGGAAGTCTTACAGATAACTGGTACAAATGCGGCAACTGCTTTAGACATATTAGATGGTGATGTACGAGTAGTAGATACACTATATTTTTACGATAGGGGTGGAGAAAGTATATCGAGTAATGGCTCTACTCTCAGTATAGCTGGCGGTAGTGAGATAGATTTAACAGCTACCGCAATAGATGTAAATGGCACATTTGATGCATCTGGAACAGTCGGCCTTGCTTCATCTTCTGGAGTTACTACAATAGGTTCAAGCAATGCACTGACAGTATCAGCGGCTGGTGTTCTAACCGTTAATAGCGCAACAGACGCAACCAGTTCAACTTCAGGCTCGACTATCATTGATGGTGGTGTAGGGATAGCAAAGAAACTTTATGTAGGTACAGATTTAGATGTAGACGGTACTACAAACCTTGATGCTGTTGATATAGATGGTAATGTGCAGTTAGATGGGACTTTTACTATTGGTACATCGGGTAATGGTCACGAAGTAACAATGCATGGGTCAACTTCTGGTAATTATATACAATATGATGACGGAAATGATGAATTAATATTAACTCAAGATACTAAAATTATGTTCCATGATTCTGGAGATGAATACATAGGGGCAACCTCAGATGGTAATTTAAAAATAAACGCAGGCACTAATTTACTTTTGAACTCTGCTGGAACTCTTGATATAAATGGTGCAACTGGTGTAGATATACAAGAGAATGGTTCAAATATAATACGAATAAGTACTACTAGAGTTATATCTACTGCTAATACTGCTCAAATAGATTTAGATTGCTCTGGGTCTTTGTCTCTTAATTCTTCTGGTGGACCTATAAATGTAGGAAATGATACTGATACTGGCAATATAAATATTGGAAGTGGAAGTTCTGCTCGTACAATTACAGTTGGACATTCAGCTTCTACTGAAGTAGAGGTCCATGCAATTCTTGTTGATATTAATGCAGGCTCTAATGGAATAACTATTGATGCAGCAGGGGCATCTAACTTAACAACTTCATCTGGAGCATTGACTATCACATCAGCAGCAGCGGCTACATGGTCAACAGCAGCTGGAAATTTTACTCTTGATTCAGCCGCAGGTAATTTGGTATTAGACGGACATACAGGAGTAAATATAGATGCATCAAATAGCGGTAAGGTTGCTATTGATGGTGCGGGTGGAATTGATATTGGTGTTGCAGCAGATGTCGCAATAGATATTGATTCATCTACATTAGATATTGATGCAAGTGGGGCGGTAACTATTGATAGTACATCTACAATTTTAATTAGTGGTGATGATGGAGCAACTTTTAGTGATGATACTAAAGCTATCGTTTATGATGGTTCTGGTAATCTTGATTTTGATGCTGTTGCATTGGATATGGATTTAACTGATTCTTCATCTATTACCATTACATCTTCTGAAGCTGCAGAAGATTTAACTATTCAACAAGTAGGTGGTAATGACTCATCTATTTTTATTTTAGCTGCAGGAACTGGTTCTGATGCAATAAAAATTGATGCAACTGCTGGTTCTATGGAAATTGGAGTATCTTTAGCTGATGAGAAAACGATAACTTTAGGCAATACAGGTTCTACATATCTGCAGTTAATACCTCATGGTACTGCTGGCAGTGAAAAGATTCTTATAAAAAACACAGCAGGTTCAGCTGATGATGCTTTAAAATTATGGTCGGCAGCTGGTGGTATAACTCTTTTAGCAGCTAGTGATTCACTTAATATTGATGCGGATGGTACAGCCTCAGATGCATTAAATATTGATTCTGCTGGTGGTATTGATATCGACGCAGCAGATGAAATTACAATAAATACAACTTCCGCAGATGGTCACATAATTTTAGCATCTGCCCACACTTCTGGTCTCGCATTCCACATTGATGCTAATCAAGACGCTGCTTCCGAGGTTCAAATCGATGCTGGTATTTTAGATGTTGATGTTACAGCAGGTTTTTCTATTGATGGGGCTGCTGCTTCTAATATTACTGTGGGTTCTGGTGATACTGATGAAAATCTTACTCTTTCTGTTACTGGAGCTACAGCTTCTAGTTTAATTCTTTCTTCAGCAGGCACTGGATCAGATGCTATAGATATTAATTCTACAGCAGGAGGGGTAGATATTGATGCCGCTAATGAAATTGAAATCACAACTACTTCAGCAGACGGTCATATCTCTCTTGTCTCAGCTCATACGGCAGGATTAGCATTTCATATAGATGCTAATTCTCACGCTAGTTCTGAAGTGCAGATTGACGCAGGTATTTTAGATGTTGATGTAACTGGATCAGCTACTATTGATGCTGGTGCAGCTTCAAATTTAACAACTTCAGCAGGAGCTTTAACTATTACATCAGCGGCGGCAGCTACATGGTCATCCGCTGCAGGTAATCTTACTGTTGATTCAGCGGCTGGTGTTTTGGTTTTAGATGGACATACTGGTATAACATTAGATGCTTCAAATAGTGGCAATATTGAAATAAATGTTACCGCTGCTGATGATATACTAATTGGTAACGATGCTGTCGCTCAAGACGTTTTAATAGGTAATGCAGCGGCAACTCAGGTTGATTTAACTGCTATTTTAGTTGATATCAATGGTGGGTCAAGTGGTGTTACAATAGATGGGGGTGCGGCGAGTAATTTTACTACAAGCGCTGGAGCATTAACATTAGCATCAGCAGCTACAGCTACTTGGACTTGTGGTGGAAATTTAACATTAGATGTTACTGGGAATATTATTTTGGATGCAGCTAGTAATATTATATATTTTAAAGATAATGGGACTCATGCATTAACTTTTGAAAATGATGAGAATGGTGAATGGACTATTGAAAATCAAACGGCTGGTCAACAAATAGATATATCATCTCCTAATGGAATTACTTTGGATGGATATAGTTTATCATGTAATCAAAATTATGAACTTCATATAGGATCATCTGGCGTTAATAATTTTTATACTCATGGAGATGCTGATTTGAAGAAAAACTACAGTATGATTGCTGTCCAATTTCAAACACCTGCTACTGGTACTGGATCAGATATATGGTCTGAAGGTGCTAGTTATTATAATTCTTAATTATGGCAAAATACGCTCCACTTCCATATCCAATTTATAGGTATTGTAGAATACCTAAGAGGAGACTAATCTCTGGGTTCCTAACTGTTAATGTAGTTAATTCCAATGCTAATGCTAATAGAGATGATTTTAATGAATGGGTTTATACAAATTGGACAACTCCTCTTAGTGACGAAGTACAAGCTGCTTCACCATTTGCAGATGATGATAATGCTTTAGTGGATAGCGTATTTGGTAGTCATTCAAATCAGGACCCAGGTAGGACTGGTAAAAAACTTAGTTTTGGAGATTATGATTGTTTTTTGTTTTGGGTAGTTGGTGGAATGTCTCAGCATGACCCAGTAACAAGTGGCCCTGCGATAACGGATTTTACAGGATATTCTGGTTCTGATACCACTGCTGATGCATGGTATACTTCAGTAGTTGACCCATGTCAGAGTTTTTTAAAGTATCATTTAGTATCAAGAATTAATAACGGTTATGGTTATGGGGCAAAAGGATGGACAGAGGATGATGGTTATTACGGTCAAATAGCTCAAGCAAGACATTCATATTTAGGAGGTACTGGAACAGGGACTTCATATATAGCTCCTGGTAACGATAATGTTGCTACAACTAGGGCTAAAGGTGATACTATGTTACATCAAGAAGAAGGTAAGTATATTGAGTATTTAATGAGTAATGGTATATATAGTGCAGCAAATCATGGAGATATAGATTTAGACAATGATGATGAGAATACATTTTTTCCCCCAGTTCACTTTATTGATATATATGCTATACATTATGCTAAAGTAGCTAACCAAACACATACTAGTAATCCTACTATATATAGTATGTCAGCAGGTGGAGGGTATCATGATAGTTCTTTTTGGGATTTAGTTGTGAAAGTTAATCTAAGGGGGTTTGATCAATCTGGATCAAATGGAGCCGCTGACAGAGTTTGGTTTGAAAGTAATACAAATGTATTCTTTCAGCCTTTTGGTGAAACTGGGAATTTTAATTTTGGTAGTAGCTATCACACATCTTAGTTAAAATATATGTTTAGCAATAGTAATAATATTAAATTAAAGAGTATAAAAAGGTAAATTAAATGGCTTTAGCAGATTCAGTATTACAATACGGTAAAACCATGAGGGGGTTAAAGAGCAGAGGCTATACATCGAAAAGTATTTCCATGTTTGGAGATTTTGCTATGGAAGCTGGTA